CTGGAAGAGTTTGGGTGAGAAGATGAAAGAGAGACTCAAGCACCCGAAGTATCTTATAGCTGTTGGTGCCACTGTGGCAAGCTTAGTAGCAGCTTATAAACTTTACCATCGTTTATCACCACAAGGAGATGTTTCAGAGGGAATAGGGACAGCTCCTGTAGCGGAATTAAACGGGCGAGAAAATGTGTGGTATAACAATGCTGTGGATCTGACCCCTGCGAATTTTACTAGAGAGAGTAGTTCATCGAAAAGTATGGAATTTTCTGATTTTTGTAAAAAGATTTCTAAAAATGTAGCTCACTTTGAGACCAAATATGAAGATGGTCTTTCTAATAGGGGTAGATTATTAGCATTAGGTGGTCATATTTACATTACCAATAATCACAATATACTTTCAATAGTTAATTGTGCACGCATGACAATTACATTTTCACCTAATCTTGTTGTTAATTCCAATCTGACTATATCGCTGACAGAATTGGATGTTCATAGAATCCCTGACCATGATCTAGTTTTTGTAGTCATCCGAGAGTTGCCGCCAAAAAAGAATATAGTTCGCTTTATGCAAATTGGTGAGGCAAATGGGATATTTAATGGCTCGTATGTTGGGAGGACGAAAAGTGGTGAGACGGTGTATAACGCTGTCAAGAATATTTCACTCGATAAGGAGAAGACTTTTAGATTCCCCAAGTTTGGTATAGACTCGAAACATCGTGTATGGTCTGGTAAAGCTACAGCTCAAACGATTGAGGGTGAGTGTGGTATGCCTTTGATCATCCAAAGTAGTTACGGTAATGCTATAGTTGGATTACACTTTCTGGCATCTACGTATAAGTCTGGGGTTGTGCATGCTACAAATCTCGATGGTGATTTTATACGGGCGGTCTACAACAAACTCAATTGTTTCAATACTTCGAGTGGAAACTTCACATTGGTGTCTGCAAAGGACAATGAGCGTAAGATCACTGATTTGCACAAGAAATCTGTTTTTCGTTACATAAACGATGGTAGTGCCCATATATATGGTTCATTTTCGGATTTTCGCGGAAAATCTAAGTCTAGTGTTATGTCAACGCCTATGAGTAAACTTCTTGCGTCTGAAGGCTATGAAACCAAATTCACTAAACCGGAACTGAGATCTTGGGTTCCCTGGCATATTGCTGCACAGGATCTTGTGAAGCCCATTAGCACCATCAGATCTGACATCTTGAGCGAATGTGTCTCTTCTTACATTGGAGACGTGATGGACAATATAAATATGGATAACATCTCGGATATGATGATGGTCCTTGATAATTTCACAACCATTAATGGAGCTCCTGTAGCTTATATTGATAAGATTAACCGCAATACGAGCGCTGGTAATCCTTGGAAAAGATCGAAAAGATATTTTATGGATGCTTGTTCACCACAAAACGGTATGATGGATCCAGTCACTGTTGATGATGAAATTATGGATAGGGTTGATGATATTATATTGACTTATCAGCGTGGTAAACAAGCTCATCCAAACTTTTGCGCTCATTTGAAAGACGAACCTGTGTCATTCAAGAAAGCTAAAATTGGTAAAACACGCGTCTTTACAGGCGCAACGTTCGATTGGACAATTGTTGTTAGAAAATATTTACTATCATTCACCCGTTTGTTACAAAATAATAGGTTAGCTTTTGAAGCTGGTCCAGGCACTGTAGCACAGTCACTGGAGTGGCAAGAAATGTATGATTATGTTGTAAAGCAAGGTAAAGATCGAATTGTAGCAGGCGATTATGTCGCCTTTGATAAGAAAATGACGCCAAAAGAGATTTTAGCAGCGTTTGACGTGATCATTTACTTTTGTGAATTGTCCGGCAATTACACACAAGAGGATATCCGTGTCATACGTTGTATTGCTGAAGACACAGCGTTTGCGTTAGTTGATTATAACGGTGACCTTGTCCAGTTATTTGGATCGAATCCATCAGGAAATCCACTCACTGTCATTCTTAATGGTATCGTCAATTCTCTGCGGATGAGATATGTTTACCGTCTGCTGAATCCAGACAACACTGTCGCTACCTTTAAAGAAAATGTGAGCTTAATGACGTATGGTGATGATAACATTATGTCTGTTGCTGAAGGGTGTGATTGGTTCAATCACACCAGCATATCTGATAAATTTAAAGAATTGGATATAGG